CCTGCGCCCCGGAAATCTGTTCAAGGACTTCATCATCGAGCACAGCAAGAGCGACCTGAAAAGTGGCCGCCCTTCTGTTTCGTATGAAGGAGATGGCACAGACTTCCTGCGCGGATGCCTTGCATCTGCCAATGAGGTGGACAAGGCCCACGGCACGGCTGACCACATCATCACCCATGTCATCGTACAGCGCGGCAAGCCCCGCGCCGAACGCACCGACAGGCTCATCCTCGGCAACAGGGTGTTCTACATCGTCGATATTGACGATACCGGCTCGCTCGGAGTTTCGACTCTGTATTACGCTGAGGAAAGGACTGATGTGAAGTGACCACGCCCAAGAAAGCCTCTGGGCGGCTCAAGATTGCCGTTGACGATACCGTCAAAAAGGTCAATCGGGAGGCTGCCTCAAGGGGTATGAGGGCCGTCAACGCCATCCGCAACGCAGAGCTTGAAGTTCTGAGCGGAAAGCGCTCTGGCCGTGTCTACCGCAAACCGCACACCAAGTCCCACTACACCGCATCCGCACCCGGAGAGCCCCCTGCGAGAAGAACCGGCAACCTGCGCCTGAACTGGAATGGAACCGTAGAAAGTTCCAGCACCGGCTCAGGTCTGCGGGTCACTGCCGTTCTTGAAAGTCAGGAACGATACTCTACCTACCTCGAAAACGGAACACGCCGTATGGCTCCGCGTCCGTTCAAGCAACCGATTTCTGAGAAGGCCATGCCTGAGATCGAACGGATTTACCACGAGAAATATGACTAGGGAGAAAGACAATGGAACTTATCATCAAAGAGAACCGCGCCCGGTTTGATGCAAACGTCATCAAAGCCGGGTATGCCATCTACGGCAAACACGCTTCGTGGGATGAGGGCAAGACTGGAATTGTCACCGCAGTCACAGATACCACCCTCGTGGCCCTGTTCCATCCCGGCATTGGCAACGTCATCAACCACTTCATCATCCCTATTGGCGAGGTCGAAAAAGGGGAGTGGGACGTTCGTTGGTCGAAAGACCTCACCACCGTGAACGAGCTGATGCAGGAGGCACAGGATGAATCTTGAGAACCTGATTTACAAGCGGCTGTCTGAGGCCAAGGACCTCACCAAGCACTTGACCACGTTCGGCGGCAAACCCGCTGTATTCACTCCTGAAGCTCCCGGCGATAGAGCCGTCGGATGGGGAACGACCACGCAGTACCCCAGAATCGTGTTCAACTTTGATATGCAGACCGATGGCGAGCGCAAGAGCGCAGGAACGCTTCTGGTCTCTCTGATTTGCCGCAACGACTCCGATGCTGTCCCCGAACTCATCGAGCCGGCAGTCAGGGAATGCTTGAAGGACGTTCTGCTCAAGGACGACAGCGATACGCTGTATGCGTTCGCATGGGCCAGAACGGACGGTTTCTCCATGACTGAGGAGAAGAACGAACTGCTCATCGGCTCCGAAATCAGGTTTGACATCATCGAATACCCCTGTCAGGAAACCACCGACCCTGACCCGATTGTGGCAATGGCACGGTACATCAAGGGAATGTACCCGGACAGCATTGTTGTAGGCATCGACCACATGGACGACGAGACCGAGGCATCGAAAGAAGCCCCGGTCTTTTATTGCCGTCTGACATCCATCGACAAGCTGGAGGAAACCAACACCGTCGTCTGGATGAATGGCAAGATTGCCGTTTCACTTCTTTGCCCTGACAGCCCAACGCGCCTGAAGATGGCCGCCGCTGTTGGAAACAGCCTCTCTCTCGATGGAGAGGTCGAGATGCTGGATGGGTCGCCCATGTACATCGACCACATGACCGCAGATTTGAAATCCGACTACCTGAAGAATGGACAGATTTTCGTTACCGCACGGTACGGTCTGCTCCGCTACAAGGCCGTCGGCTATCCGCTTAGACACCCCAACATCACCTACTAGGAGGTAAGACCTATGGCAAGCAAAAATGCTTCCGCTGACGCTGCTCCGACCCCTGTTGAGGCCGAGTACAGCGTGAGCGAGTTCGCTGCGAATGCCACGGCACTGTTTGGCGCACGGAAGGAGTGCGTCGAGGCTGCCATGAAGTCCGCAAACATCAAGAGCTGCACCGTTTCCAAGGCCAAGGAAGTCGTGGCAGCTTTTCTGAACAAGGAGGTCAACTAATATGGCTGATTCCTATATTCCCGGCGAGAAGAAAATCCGCCCCGGTGCGCACTATCACATCGGCAAGAAGGGCACTGGCGCAACCGCTGGTGCTGTGAACGGCGTGACTGCTGTTCTGTTCCGCGCAGACTTCGGCCCGCTCTGCACCGCTGTTGAGATGTCCTCCGATGAGGACTACACGGACGTGTTCGGCGATGCACTGACCACCGATGCCATTGCACAGGCCATCGCTGGCGGCGCAAAGACCATCATCGCCGTGCGTGTCGGCACTGGCGGTACGGCAGCCACCCTCGACCTGAAAAGCTCTGGCGAAAGCCCGGCTGCTGCCGTCACCCTGACCGCCAAGTACCCCGGCGCAAAGCCCCTGACCTGCACCGTCCGTAAGACGCTGGCTGATGAGAGCATCAAGGAGTGCATCATCTACTCTGGCACCAAGCAGATCGAAAAGGTCGAGTTTGCTGCTGGCTCTGGCGAGGCCGGTGCGCTGGCTGAGGCATTTGCCAATTCCAGCAACTTCATCGCTACCGCCAAGAGCGGCCAGACCGCCAAGGAACTGGCCGATACCTCTCAGACCATGTTCACCGCCGGCACGAACCCGACCGTCAACAACGGCGCGTACTCCGATGCCATGGAGCAGACCGAGCCTTACGAGATCAATACGCTGTGCGTGGACACCGAGGACAACGCGGTGCATCTGCTGGTCCAGTCCTTCATGTCCCGCATGATGGATGTCGGCTCTCTGATGACCGCTGTGGTCGGCGAGAAGAAGGACACTGACTTCGACACCCGCATGAGCCATGCGGCAGCCTTCAACGACGAGCGCATGATGTACGTCCTGAACGGCTCTGTTCCGTATGGCAGCACCATGCTGGACGGCTACCAGACCGCCGCACGTCTGGCTGGTCTGATTGGCTCCACTGCATCCAGCTCCTCGCTGACCCACACCGTCATCAACGGCTTCTCTGGGCTGGGCGAGCCTCTGTCCAACACCAAAATCATCAAGGCTGAGCAGAGCGGCTGCATCGTCCTCACCATGAACAAGAGCGGTCAGGTCTGGATTGACAAGGCCATCAACACCCTCATCACCCCGCCCGCAGACCGCGATGAGGGCTGGAAGAAGATTCGCCGCACCAAGACCCGCTACGAGCTGATTCGCCGCTGCAACACCACCAACGACGATATGGCCGCCAAGGTAGATAACGATAATCCCGGTCGCGCGGCCATCATCGGTGCGCTCCAGTCCATCATCAATGAGATGATCGCTGAGAGCAAGCTGACCTCCGGCACTGTCATCCTGAACCCCGCATATTCCCCGGAAGGCGACAGCGCATGGTTCCTGCTCGATGTCATCGACAAGGATTCCGCTGAACACATCTACACCGATTTCCTGTTCCGCTTCAACACCACGGACAGCCAGTAAAGGAGGAAGCATAAATGCTCAATACTTCGTCCGCAGCCGACTCCCGCTTCACCAGAAGCGGCAAAGACGGCGCGTTCTACAACAACAACGGCGTGATGGTGGCCTCCGTTGAAACCTACAAGTCCACCGTAAACTTCTCCAATGCCAGCTACAAGGTTCTTGGCGATATGCAGGAGCACGTTACTCCCGGCAGCTACAAGGTATCCCTGAGCTTCACCGAGCTGGTCATCGAGAGCGATGAGTTCTTCACCGATGTTATGGAAGCCATGGAGAGAGGCGACTCTCCTCGCTGGAATTTTCAGGGTGCTATTCAGGGCCGCAACGACTCTGAGGAGCGCGTGATGTACCGCGATGTCCTGCCCGACGGCGACATCGACATCCACAACCTGTCTGTCGGCGATGCCATCAAGCGTCAGTTCAACTGCACTGTCAACAACCCGCCCAAGCTGGCAAGTCTGCTTGGCACTGGCCGCTAACCTGAAACACACCATTTGACCCGCATGAGGGGAGGCAACGAGCCTCCTCTCATTTTTGTTTTATGCAAAGGAGATTACTGAAATGGCTGACTTTAAGAAAAGCGTTTCCATTATGAGCAATACCGCCGAAGCCGCTGAAACCGAAATCGACAATACCGAGTACACCGAGGAGGAGGCCAAGAGCGTCATCAAGGTCAACGAGGAGAACTTCATTCAGGGCCTCATTGATGCCGTTGGCTTTGGCAATACCGAAACCCAGCGCATCGAGATCGTTCGTGGCGGCCGCCTGTTCTTCGCATTCCGCATCCATCCGCTGAACGCCGATGACTACAACCGCTGCCGCGAGAAGCACACCAAGTACGTCCGCAATAAGCAGCTCGGTATGAAGCTCCCGGAGAACACGGACAGCACCAAGTACCGTTCCGAAATCATCTATCGGGCCACCGTCAAGGAGGACCGCGAGAAGCTGTGGGACAACAAGACCATCTGGGAAGCCCTGCGCGATAACGATGTTCAGATCATGGGACCGCTGGACGTCATCGAATACTCTCTGCTGGCTGGTGAGAAGGACCGTGTTCTGGAAGCCATCGACCAGTTGAGCGGCTTCGACACCAATCTGGAGGAAGTCGCAAAAAACTGATTCAGTCCGGCGGGAAGCTGTGCCTCCTGCATCACATCTTCCAGAAGACCGGCATGACCCCTGACGAGTTCTATCAAAAGCCTCGCGGCGTACAGGCTTTTATGCTCGCATCAACGCGAATAGCCACCGAATCCATGCAGAAGGGAGGGGATGACAACGGCTGAAACCATTCGCATTGAAATTCCCATCGAAACCATCGACAACACCGACCCGGCCCTGTCCAACGCCACCAAGAAGCTGGATAAGTTCGGCGATGCTGCCGATAAAGCTGGCCAGTCCGTAGACCGAACTCGTGGCTATGTCTCGAAGTTCGACGAACAGGCCGATAAGACCCAAAAGTCGCTCGCAAAATGGGCCAAGGAGAAGTACGAGATCGCGCTTGAAGCCAAGGAACGCATCTCGCCAGTCCTTAGTGCCCTCGGCGGCAGTCTGAAGTCGCTCACAAGCAAAACATGGAGCTTTACGCTGAAGGCTCTCGATTTTGCCACCACGCCCATCCGTACCGTCCTCAATCTGCTCAAGAATCCGCTTCTTCAGGCTGGAGCTTTCTTTGGAGTCAGCTTCGGCCTTGCCGATACCGTCAACACCCAGAAAGACTTTGAGGCAGCGATGTCTCAGGTTCAGGCTGTCAGCGGAGCCACCGGCGATGAGTTGACCCAGCTCACGAAGAAAGCTGAACGAATGGGCGCAACGACCAAGTTCACCGCAACCGAATCCGCTGAGGCATTCAATTACATGGCTATGGCCGGATGGAAGTCCGAGGAAATGATGGACGGCATCGAGGGCATCCTGAATCTGGCCGCAGCGTCGAATGAAGACCTCGGCACGACATCCGACATCGTGACCGATGCCCTTACCGCCTTTGGGCTGAAAGCGTCCGATGCCGGTATGTTCTCCGACGTACTGGCTGCCGCATCATCTAACGCCAACACGAACGTGTCGATGATGGGCGAAACCTTCAAGTACGCTGCGTCGATGGCTGGCTCTCTCGGCTACTCCATTCAGGATGTGGCCCTGATGACCGGCCTGATGGCGAACAGCGGCATCAAGGCATCTATGGCTGGTACGTCGCTGAACATGATTATGACCCGACTGTCCACGAACACCGGCCACGCCCTCGACACCTTGCAGGGCCTCGGCATCCAGTTCTTTGACAGCAAGGGCAATGCCCGTGCTCTGGCTGATGTCATCGAGGAGCTGCGCGATGCCACCGCCAACATGAACGATGAGCAGAAATCCAGTGTGGCAAATGCCATTGCTGGTACTGGCGCACAGAAAGGCTTGCTGGCCATCCTGAACGCCTCCGAGACCGACTACAACAAGCTGGCCAACGCCATCGACAATGCCGCTGGCGCGTCCGAGCGCATGGCCGACACCCAGCTCGACAACCTGTCTGGCTCCATCACCCTGCTGCAAAGCGCGGTGGATGGCGTGAAGATTAGCTTCGGAAAGCGGCTGAATCCGTATGTTCGCTCCATTGCAGACGGTCTGACAGCATCCATGCCTCAGATTGAATCTGCCCTGAACGATTTTATGGATTTCGTAGACCGCAAGTACGACCGTCTTCAGGCCAAGGTGAAGGCAATGACCGCCACCGATGAATGGCAGAATGCAGACTTCGGCGGCAAGGTCAGCATCGCATGGAATGAGATCGTTGCCGACCCCTTCAAGGAGTGGTGGGGAACGACCGGCAAATCCGTCCTTTCTGACATTGCGTCCGACATCGGCTCTGGCATCGGTTCCGGCCTCAGCGCAGGGCTGATGATGCTCCTCGGCATCGACGTTTCGGATTCTGTAAACGAGGGAGCGAGCGTCGGTAAGGCGTTCGCTACCGGCTTTGCTGATGGTTTTGACTTCGATACCATCAAAGAACACCTGTTCTCTGGTCTCGGCAATCTGGTGTCCAGCGCAGGAAAGCTGCTTCCGGGCGGCAAGAGCGCAGACCTCGGCTCTGTCGTGTCTGCGGCCATCATCGCAAAGGCCGCCATGCCGGTTATGAGCATCGGCGGCGACGTTTTGAAAGTAGGCAAGAGCGTGTTCGGCGCACAGGAATCCCTCGGCGGAGCATCGCTTGCAGGAACAATCCTCGGCTCTGCAAACGCCGGCACTGGCCTGATGGGTCTTGGCGCGAACGCAGCCATTGGCCTTGGCGCAGGAAACCTCTCTGCCACTGCATCCCTTGGAGCCGGTGCGCTTGGTGCGCTCGGTCTTGGTGCTATTGCTGGAGGAGCCACCGGCGGCGTATCTGCCATCAGCGGCATCATCGACCTGTACAAAGCCCAGCGGTCCAACGATAAGGAGTACCAGAAAGCCTACACCTCCGCAGGAGCGGCAAAGCTCACCGGCGTTGCTGGCGGTGCTGCCGCAGGCGCGATGATCGGCTCCATCGTTCCCGGCGTTGGAACGGCTGTTGGCGGCCTCATCGGAGCTGGCCTTGGCGGTATCGCTGGTTTTGCCGAGAGCAAGCGCATCAAGAAGGAATACGAGGAGAGCGCGAAAGCGTCCACCCTCGTCACCGAGAAGATGCAGAAGGTCTATGACCTCACCGGGTATTCCGTTGAGAACGTGAACTTCAAAACTCAGGCTCTCACCGATGCCATGAACGATGCTGACATAAGCGCAGAGCAGTTCGGTAGTATGCTGCAAAATGCAGTGTCCAACGATATTGTCGAGCATTTTGGCGACCTGCACCTCTCCCTTGAGGAAATCAAGGAAGCTGCCTCCACCATCGTTTTTGACGGAATGGAAGGCAAGTTCGACAGCTATACCGCTCAGGCTCAGAAAGCCCAGAGCACGTTGACTTCGCTGAAAGCAGCTGTCAGCGATCTTGACAAAGAAAACTGGAAGATGAGCCTCGGCATGACCGTAACCGAGGCCGACATCAAGGAGTACCGCTCCAGCGTGTCTACGATGGTGTCCAGCACCGCAGACTACCTCCAGAATAAGCACTATGAGGCGAATCTTGCCCTGAAGCTCATCATGGGAGACGATGCCGACACTACCATGCTGGACAGCACCTACGCATCCTTCAGAAACCAGCTCGACGACCTGAGCGATAAGCTCTCCACGGCCATCGACGCGAACATCAAGTTGAACGGCGGGGTTCTGAAGCTCGACGGCGACAGTGAAATCCTCAGTCTGCAACAGCAGATTCAGGACATCACCAGCCAAGTCAGCACGGCAGAGGAAAACGCCAAGTTCGATGCCATCAAGATCAAGTACGGCGGCGCGGCTCTTGACGCTGAGTCGTTCACCAGTATGCAGGAGGAGCTGAAGAACGCAGTCAGCAGCATGACCAGCCAGTACGATGACGCACTGGAAGTCAGCCTTACCAACCTCCGGCTCCAGCTCGATACCGGCGCAATCGACCAAGACGAGTTCTATCGTCAGGTCCAGACGTTGACCGATGGCTACCACGCTCAAATCTCCGACCTTCAGGTCCGGGTCGAATCGTTCCAGCTTGATTCCATTGCTGAGGCATACAGCGATGCCCTAGACGGCATTCTTCCCAACCTGAAAGGCACGACCTCCGAAAAACTGCAACAGGCCATGGATGCCGCGCTGAAGGACAACCCCAACGTGGCAGAGTGGACGAACTCTGATGTTGTGGAGTGGTTTGACCTGAACGGCATGGATGCTGAAACGCAAGCCGCCGTCATCGACCTGCTGAAATCCGTTGCGGACTCCATGCCCGCTTCGTTCGCTGACTCCATCCGGGGCAGCGGCCTCGGAGATGCTGCCAGAGATGCCACCAGCGACGAGCTTGATGCTATCTCCGACACGCCGTTCGAGAAGGATGCTTACGTCAACGTCAAACCCCATGTCACTGTCAGCTCGACCTACTCCGCATCCTCTGGATTGTTCTCCTCCAGCCCTGCTGCAAGTAGCTCTTACAGCTACACCAGCCCTGTCACCGGCAAGACCGTCACGCCCTACGCTGCTGGAAACCACAGCATGAGCATCGGCGGTCATGCGTCTGGAGGCATGGTCAATGGCCGAGAGCTGTCGTGGGTCGGCGAGGAAGGCCCGGAGATGATCATTCCGCTTGTTCCCGGCAGAAGGGAGCGGGCGGTTGAGCTGTACCAGCAGGCCGGTGAAATCCTCGGCATCACCGCCCATGCAAACGGCGGTCTTGTTGGTGCTGGCTCTACCGGCTCTCTCACGTCCCACAACGCGCTTTCCTCCGAAACACTAAACTATCTCACCCAGAGCGTAAACGAGGCTCCTATCGACTCTCATGCGCTCTCTGAGGACTACTCCAGTTCCATCAACAATTCCAATACTCAGTCCAGCACCCAGCAGACCGCCGTGCAGCCGAACGTCACTGTCAAGGTCGAGGTCAGCCCGGAGTTCAACATCTCCGGCGGCGGCCAGTCCGACGACGAGATCGTGGCTGTCATCCGGCGGCACATGGGAGACGTTACCGATGAGCTGTGCGGCAAGATTGCTTCTAAGCTGGAAGAAGTGTTCGCCAATATGCCGCTGAAGGGGGTGGGCGTATGATTTGCCTGATACCGGGAGGGAGCGGAACTCCGTTTCTCTTTTCCATTATGCCTGAGCAGATCGCGGTCAAGTACGGAGCCAAGTACCAGACCTTCGACACCATCTCTCGCGGCACTGTTAAGGTCCCGCGCGGCACTGACGTGACCAGCGTTTCGTGGAGCAGCGAGTTTTTTGGATTCAAGCGGCGAAACGAGCCCATCGTCAATCGGCTGCTCTGGATGCCCCCTGCGGCTTGCAGGAGCATCATCGAGGAGTACATCGAGAACGAAACCGTGTTGACCCTCATCGTCACGGACATCTGGCTGAACATCGACGTTACCGTATCCTCGTTCGAGGTCACAGGCTACGGCGCGTTCGGCAATCTCAAATACTCCATCACGTTCGAGCAGAAAAAGCCCCTCGAAATCTACACCACGGATGAGCTGAACACCGATTCTTATGCGAAGAAGACCGTTCCGCGTATCGACCTTGCTGCGGCCACCACTGGCTCCGGCCAGAACTACACCATCGTCAAGGGAGACAGCCTTTGGAAGATAGCGCAGAAGCAATACGGAGATGGTTCGCAGTGGAAGAAAATCTACGATGCCAACAAGGACGCTATCGAGTCTGCCGCCAAGAAGTACGGCAAAAAGAGCAGCGACAGCGGCAAATGGATTTATCCCGGCGTTTCGTTGATTATTCCGTAGGAGGCCCGAAATGGTAGACATCTCGAAAGTTAAATACAGCGTGTCCGTCATCGGCGATGATGGTACGCAGTACAACATCAAGAACTACATTCAGGGCCTCGGCTGGGAGGAAAGCTCAAAGGAAATCTCCATGCGCCTGACGTTCAAGGCGCGGAACGATGATACCTCGAAAGGCCAGCTTTCCAGCCTTGTGAAGCCCGGAAGCCTCATTGTAGTAACCGCCAGCGATGGCGGTTCTTTCAATGGGGAGGTGGCTCGCGGGTATGCTGAGAAGTGGAACCCGCAAGACCGTTCCTCTGCCAGCGACCTATCCTGCATCTGCTATGATGAGATGTATCGGCTCCAGCGAAGCCAAGACAATCTGTACCTGCCAGATGGCACAGGCACGAAGTCCGCCATCCAGAAGCTCCTCGATGAGTGGGAGGTTCCTATTGGCGAGTACAAAGGCCCCAACGCCACCCACGGCAAGCTGACGTTCAAGAACAAGTACCTCTCGGACATCATTCTTGAACTGCTGGACGATGCCGTCAAAAAGGGCGGCGAGAAGTGCATCATCCGCGCCACGAAGGGCAAGGCGGATATTGTGCCATACGGCGGCAACGATTCCGTCTATGTGTTCAAGCTTGACAACACGCTCATCGTCAGCAACAGCCTCAGCACCGAAGACCTTGTAACAAAGGTCAAGGTCGTTGGTCAGGAAAACAAATCCGGCCAGAGCAGCGTCGAGGCTACGCTGACCGGCTTGACCGAGTACGGAACGCGCCAGCGCATCTACCGGCGCGGGTCCGATGAAAAGCTCGCAGATGCCAAGTCCGCCGCCCAAGCTATCCTCGATGAGAACGGCAAGGTGGTTGAGGAGGTGTCTGTGAACGCCCCTGACATCCCATGGCTCCGCAAAGGACACCTTGTCTGCCTCAAGGCTGGCACATCGCATGGGATGTACTACGCCAGAGGCGTTGTCCACAACGCTGATTCCATGACGATGACCCTCGACCTCCTGAAAGCCCCGGATGAGGATAGCGATTCTGGAGGAAAACACGCGGTAGGGGACATCGTAAACTTCCACGGCGGTATGCACTACGTCAGCAGCTACGCTGATGCCAAGGGCTATAAGGCCACCGCAGGAAAGGCAAAGATCACGAAAGACCCATCATGCAGTAAGAACGGCGGGGCGCATCCGTGGCATCTCATCCACGCTGACAGCTCCAGCAATGTTTATGGCTGGGTCGATGAAGGCACATTCGATTAGGAGGTGAGTGCCTATGGATATGGACTCCAGCACCGGCGCAAACAGGCTGGGGCAGACTATCGCAAAGCGCATCGTCAAGCACATGGAGGGCGAAAGCTCCCTTGTCCTCGACTTTGGCGAGATCAAGGATGACGGGAGCTTGGTGACGAACACGTTCCCCATACCAATCCCAAAGGGCGATTACCACGTTCTGCGGAGCTTGACCTATGGGAAGGTCGGAGACATCCTTGCCAAAACGCAGAATATTGGAAGCCCCGGCAGCGGAGAACACGACCACAAAACCTTTGTACTGAACAGCGTTCATGGCCCTGTGAAGGGAACCATCGGCACCCCTGCTTCCGGCCAGCCTGACCCTCCCGACCCACCGCAGAGTAGCGCAGGAAGCGGTGGCTCTGAAGGTGCTCATCAGCATCACGTTCTCGTCCCTGAAAAAATGCGCAGCCTGAAACCCGGAGACCGGGTGCTGGTTGCGTGGGTACAGAATGAAGCTGTTGTGGTTGACATCGTCGTCAGCTCGTAAGGAGGCCGTACCATGTCACAGAAATTGTATCCGACCTTCGATGTGCCTGAAGTCATCAACGAGGAAGCCCAAATCGACAAGGAATACCACCGCAGTATGAAGTGGGACCCCGAAAAAGGTGACTTCGTGCGCGATGGCTCCAATCGCGTCCTTGAGTGCGATGGCCGCGAGGCGTTTATGATCTGGTGCTTCAAGGCTGCGCAGACCGAGCGTTACCAGTGCCTTGCGTACCCGCGCTCAATCGGCACCGAGATGGAGTCCATCAAGGACAACGACCACGATGTCGCGCAGTCCATGGTGGAACGCACCATCACTGAAGCCCTGAAGGTCAACCCCCGCACCGAGTATGTACGGAACTTCGA